ACATATTTAACACTTCATAACACACTTTGGCACGCTTTTTGCTCTGTGCCGCATTTACCATTCTTTAACATATTTAACACTTCATAACACACTTTGGCACGCTTTTTGCTCTGTGCCGCATTTACCATTCTTTAACACATTTAACACACCGTTAACACTGTTAAACTTTCATAAAAATAATGTTTCACGTGGAACGTTGGTAAATAAATGTTTCACGTGGAACAAAGGGGCAAACAATGAAAACTGTTTCACGTGGAACAAACAAGTGTTAACAACAGTTAATTTATTTCTTTAAGACTTTTTAACGAAAATAATTTGGTGGTTTCGCAAAAACGTTGTATCTTTGCACCGTGTTTAAGAAACATATAAGTTTAACAAATTAAATTAGGTAAATTATGAATGAGAATTTTAATGAAACTGTTTTCAACTGTATTACTAGTGTTAACGCTCTTATGACTTCAAACGAAGTCGCAAAAGACGATAAGGCGGTTATTAAGTTGAACCGCTTTAAGAAGTGGTTGAATGAGTTTGCGGCTGCAAACGGTATGAACGAAGTTAAGTAATAACAGGCGTCCAAAAGACAACAGAAGTTTAACGTTTAAAGGTTTTAAGTTATGGCTAAAGGTTTTAGTTTTGCTAGTACTTTTAATAAGACTAGTTTCGGTATTGATACGACCGATTTTCCGTTTGTAAAGTTGACCGATATTTACAACAGTGAGAAAGACGGTGGCGGTGATGTGGTACACCCGATTAACGGTATGTACGTTCACAAATCGCAGTTGGGAGATTCACCTGTAATAATTGACGCAGAAAACAAGCGTTTAGTGAACTTACCACAGTTCACAGGTGACACGGTGCGAGAGATTCTTGCTAATAGTGAAGCGGTGGACACTATCAAAGCAAACAAAGTTGGTTATACGATTTATGAATATGAATCGCACGCCAAAAAATGTTACGGTATTACCTTTGTAGATAAGTAGTTTTCGTAGGTAATGGGTGGATAACGGCACGGGGGTAAACAGTAACTTAGTTTATTGTTGCCCCCGTTTTTGTTTCATTTAAAAGTGTTGATATTATGGCAAAGTTAAATCCGATAGGGTTTTCAAAAAGAACGTTTGCAGCAACGGCAAAGATACACGTTGATAAGCAAATATTAGACGCAATAGAATCCCGTGGCTATTTACGCAAAGAAATCGCCCGTGTGTTTCAACAGGCGAACCGACGCATACAGAATGTGGAAAAATCGGGTTTTGTTTCGCCTGCCGTTGTTGCGTTAAATAAAGGTGATATTAAAGGATTCACAAAGTTTTCAATGAAACACGATTGGAACGATTTAAAAATTGAATATTCCAAAGCGGTTTCTTTTTTGCAACAACCTACATCAACGGCAATTGGTACACGTGAGTATTCAAACCATTTAAAGAAGTCTTACAACTTAGACGATAAAGAATTTAAGTTGATGCAAGACAAATTAATGGGTAAAATTGCAAGTGTTTCCGATGAAAGATTTTTGGAACAATATTTAATGCAGTACAAAGATTTCACGGGCGAACTAGAACAGGAATCACGGGACGTTAGCGACCAAATCGAAGATGATGCGGTTAAAATTGAAAACGCTTTAGATGATGCAATAGAACAAATAGCAAAAGACCCAAATTCAGAGGCTTACGTTAACGGTGTTAACCATTTCAAAACTGACGAACCTTTGAAAAAGATATTGCAAGAATTTGAAAAATTCGGTTTATAATGAAGAAAATACCCTTTGAACTACATACAGAAGTTTATACGCCAAAAGATATTGCAAAGGTTTTATCTTTGGCGGTGAACGATAAGAATTTTACAGGAAACAATAAGGGCGAAAAGTTCTTAAACGTTCCTGTATCTTTCGATATTGAAACTACATCATTTTACCGTGATGAAGACGGGGAAACATACAGTTACGAACGCTATATGAAATTAGGTGGAAAAGAAACCAAAATGGAAAAGTGTTCTTTAATGTATGTTTGGCAATTTGGAATAAACGGTTTTTGCATAATTGGGCGTACGTGGGACGAATTTTTGCAAATGTTATCCGAAATAGTGGATATATTGGAACTTTGCCCAAAGAAACGTATTATTATTTACGTTCACAATTTGGCTTATGAGTTCCAATTTTTCCGTGAGTTGTTGGAATGGGAAAAAGTTTTCTCTATTGATTTACGCAAACCAATTTACGGAATAACGAAAACAGGTTTAGAGTTCCGATGCAGTTACTTATTATCGGGTTATTCTTTGGCGAAATTAGGCGAACAATTACACACATACAAATGTGAAAAGTTAGTTGGCGATTTGGATTATAGTTTGTTACGTCACAGTAAAACCCCGTTGTCACAAAAAGAAATTGGTTACTGTCTGAATGATATAAAAGTGGTGATGTGTTACATACAGGAACTATTGGAACGTTACAAAGGAATAACCCGTTTGCCGATTACAAAGACGGGTTTTGTACGCAAATATTGCCGTTCTGTATGCTTTAAAACAACTGACGAAACAGGCAAAACGATTCCAAACTTTAAATATATTGATAAGATTCATAACTTAAATATAACAGGTATGGAAGAATTTGCAATGTTACAACGGGCGTTTTCAGGTGGCTTTACGCACGCCAACGCAAAATACACCGATGAAGTAATTGAGAATGTAGATAGTTACGATTTTACTAGCAGTTACCCTTATGTTATGGTTTCAGAAAAGTTTCCAATGAGTACGGGCGTAATTGTACCGATAAAGTCAATGAAACAATTTGAGTTTATGACTAGCAAATTTTGTTGTGTTTTTGATGTGGAGATAACAAACATATTTGCAAAATCAGAAAACGAAAATCCAATATCGGTTAGTAAATGTTTCGTGAAAGAAAACGTTTCCGAGAATAACGGGCGATTGGTTTGCGCAAAGAAAATATGTATGACGATTACCGAAATAGATTACAAAGTGTTTTCACAGTTTTACACGTGGGAACAAATAAGAATCGGGCGAATGATTTGTTACAGAAAAGAATATTTGCCAACTGAGTTTGTAGAATCTATTTTGCACCTGTATGAGATGAAAACAAAACTAAAGGGTGTAAAGGGTAAAGAAGTGGAGTATTTGAATAGCAAAGAAATGCTTAATAGTTGTTACGGTATGTGTGTTACAAATCCGTTGCGTGATGAAATTTTGTGCGATGGCGAAACGTGGGACGTTGAACACCTTACAGGCGAAAAACAATTAGAAATGCTTAATAAATACAATGATAGTAAAAACCGCTTTTTGTTTTACCCGTGGGGTATTTATGTTACCGCCTATGCACGAAGAAACCTGTTTACGGGTATTTCTGAATGTGGGGACGATTACATATATAGTGATACCGATTCCGTTAAAATTATGAATGGTAATGCACACAAAGACTATTTCAAAGCCTACAACGATTTAGCGCAACAAAAATTACGTGCCGCCTGTAAGTTTCACAAAATACCCTTTGAAAAGGTTGAACCCGTCACAATAAAGGGAATCTCAAAACCGTTGGGTGTTTGGGATTACGAGGGACGTTACGTCAGGTTTAAAACTTTAGGCGCAAAACGCTATATGGTGGAAGAAGAAAACGCCCTAACAGTAAACGGCAAAGATTATAATTATTCAATGACCGTTTCGGGCGTTAACAAAAAATCCGCTATCCCTTATATGTTAGAAACGTTTGGAGAAAGTGGAATCTTTGACGCATTTACAAATTATCTAGATATTCCACCATCGGCAACAGGTAAGAATATTCATACATATATTGATTATAAACAAACGGGAACAATAAAAGACTATAGGGGCAACGTTTCAAGTTACGATACGACAACGGGGGTACACTTAGAACCAACTGGGTACACTTTAAGTCTTTCAGTTCTTTATATAAATTATTTAATGGGAATCAGATTAAAGAAAGAATAATATGAGACAGAAGAAAGAAAAGGTAGAAACACCGAAATTTTACACGTTGAATCGCATTTTATCAAAGAATGCCGATTACAATGTAATTTTCGGTGAACGTTCCAACGGTAAGACCTATGCAACGTTACTGTATGGAATCAAAGAATATTTGCGCACAGGAAAACAAATGGCTTATATTCGTAGATGGCGTGAAGATTTAAGGGGCAAACGTGCCGAAAGTTTATTCAGTAATCACGTTGCAAACGGTGTGATACAGGAATTAACAGGCGGTAAGTTTAACGAAGTGTTTTACATTTCGGGTAAATGGTTTCTTTCGTCTTACGACCCCGAAACCAAAAAACGTGTACCCGATAACACACCGTTCTGTTTCGGGTTTTGTCTTTCAGAACAGGAACACGAAAAATCTAGCAGTTACCCAAACATAACTACAATAGTTTTCGACGAGTTCCTAACTAGACGTTACTATTTGCCCGATGAATTTATGTTATATATGAACCTATTGAGTACAATTATCAGACAGAGAAACGATGTTAAAGTTTTTATGTTAGGTAATACAGTGAATCAATTTTGCCCGTATTTCTCAGAAATGGGATTGAAACAGGTGCGAATGATGGAACAGGGAACTATTGATATTTACCGTTTCGGTGAGCACGGGGCAACGGTTGCAGTAGAATATTGCAGTACGATTGTTAAACATAAGGCTAGCAACAAATACTTTTGTTTTGACAATGAAAATTTGCAAATGATTACGGGCGGTAAATGGGAACTTGCAGCATATCCGCACCTACCTGTAAAATACAAACCGAATGACGTGTTATTTGTCTTCTATATTCAGTTTAACGAAATTACCTTACAGGGCAACGTAATACAGATTGAGGACAAAGAAAACGGGGTGAATAACTTTATTTATATCCACAACAAAACAACCCCGATAAAGGACACAGACAACAGTTTGATATATTCTTTGCAAATGAACGGCAAACCAAACTACAAACGAAAGTTGCTGAGTACTGCAACCTATCTAGAATCACAGATAACTAGATATTTTGCAACCGATAAGGTATTTTATCAAAATAACGAAATTGGCGAAATTGTGCGCAATTACTTGATGACAAGTGCAAGAAGTAACATTATTACTTAATATCTGTTAACGGGGGTTAAAAATGTTTCACGTGAAACACTTTTCCCCCGTTTTATTTGGTGATACCAAATAATTTTCCTATCTTTGCAGCATCAAATAACAAAATTAAAATTTGCTATATGGACGTAAACGCAATTATATCATTAATTAGTAACGTTGGTTTTCCTGTTGCGGTTTGTGTCGCCCTTTTCTTCTATATGGAGAAACAGAACGAACGCCATCAAAACGAAACCGACAAGTTAAATGAAACCGTACAAAGTAACACTAAAGTGTTGACAGAACTTTGTACATTAATTAAAACTCTTGTTAAATAATGGAGAAAGAAAACTTATATAATAGGTATCAAACAGAAGTTAAAAACAAAGATTCTGCATTATTCACATTTATGCAACGTGTTCTTTGTATGACTTCAAAGATGTTTGAGTACACGGGTACACCCGAAACAATGCCCCCTGTAGAACTTGAAAAGATTCTGCAAACATCGGGTAACGTTGGTATCGCAAAAGTAAACGGGGGACTGTATGCTTTACAGGGTACACGGGGCGGTGAATGTGATGCGTATTATCACGGCAAAGATTACGTGGTTGCGAACCCGTGGTTAAATTTGAACAAAACGTTTAAAATCGATTCCGATATTGTCATTATCAACAATACACCGTTTGCAGATTCACTTTTGCCAATAATCGGCAAATATGGTGTACTTTACACCGATGCGACAATAACACTTAATTTGGCTAGCATTTTAACACGTATCACTATGTTAATTTCTGCTAGTGACGATAAAACCAAACAAAGCGCAGAATCTTTCTTGCAGAAGATTTTAAACGGTGATTTCTCAGTAATCGGTGAAAATGCCTTTTTCAAAGGTGTTAACTTACAAACACCACCGACACAGGGAAACCAACAAATAGGGCAATTAATTGAACTTTTGCAGTACTATAAGGCTTCAATGTTCAACGATTTAGGTTTGAATGCAAACTATAATATGAAACGTGAACGATTGAACACGCAAGAGGTTTCAATGAATATAGACGCTTTAATGCCGTTCGTTGATTCAATGTTAACAGAACGTGTCGAGGGTGTGAAACGTGTTAACGAAATGTTTGGTACGGATATTACGGTAACGTTGGGGTCTAGTTGGAAGATTGAGCACGAAAATTATTTGTCGTTACTCAAAGCCACAGAAGAGGGACACGAACACACCGAAACGGAAGACGTTGACTCAGTAAAGGAAAACGAAACAGAAGAAACGCAAGAAACAGAAGAAACAGAAACAGAAACAGAAGAAACAGAAGAAACAGAAGAAACGGAAACAGAAACAGAAGAAAATGAAGAAACAGAAGAAACAGAAGAAAAAGAAGAGAAAGAAGATGAAAATTAACGAACTTTTCACGGGTGAAAATGGTTTGTTTGAAAAAATCTTTGCGCCCCTGTTTCCTGTTTTGTACAAATCAATTTTCGGGGACGATGAACCGAAAGTAATTGATATTGATTTACGTTTCAAATATGGAAACAGAACTCTAGTTGATGCAGTCACAAACGAAACTGCAACCGATATTGTTAAAAGCATTATCACGGTGAAGTTTGATGAATGGCAAAAACAGATTCAAGTGTTTAATAATGAATATGATGTGTTGAACCCTGTAACGTCAAAGACAACGGAAACAACAAATAATACCGTTGACGAAACAGGCAATAACAACACCATCGATTCAAGTGTAACTTTTAATGATGGAGATTTTGGCAATGACACAAAGCAGCAAAGAGATTCCACAGGAAACCGACAAGAAACGGGCACGAAAACAGTTGTTAGAAACGGTGTTCCATCTAGCGTTCCTACTAGCGAAATTATTCAAAAAGAAATGAATCTCAGAAAAACCAACTTTAAAACACAGGTGGTAACAGAGATTGTAAAAGAAATTAGTTTAGATATTTATTAATTCTTAAATTTTATATAAAATGGAAGTAAAGCAAATTTATACGCTTATTAATAGCGTTTCATCTGAGGTTTTGGGTAAAACCGATTTGGTACACGAAGACCTCACAGGTATCGTTGATTTGGGTAATGAGGTATTTAATCAGAATGCCGTTGACAATTACGTTAAATCACTTGTAAACCATATCGGTAAGGTGGTTTTCGTGAACCGTCCATATTCGGGTAAAGTTCCATCTATCCTTATGGATGCGTGGGAATTTGGTAGCGTATTGGAGAAAATCAGCGCAGATGTTCCACAGGCTGAAGAAAACGATACCTGGAATCTCACAGACGGTAAAGAGTACAAACAGGACGTGTTCCACAAACCAACGGTTTCTGCTAAGTTCTTCAACTCAAAGGTGACTTTTGAAGTTCCTGTATCTATCACAGAAAGACAGGTAAAGGAATCTTTCAGCAGCTCAGAACAATTGAACGGTTTCCTGTCAATGATTTATTCAGCAGTTGAAAAGTCAATGACTATCAAGACCGATGCGCTTGTTATGCGTACTATTAACAATATGATTGCGGAAACTTTGGACGCAGACAAGACATCTTTTGGTTTCGTACCGTCAACACACGAAAAAGTTGACTATGCGAGTGCATCAACAGTTCGTTGTGTGAACCTGTTGAAACTTTACAACGAAAAGACGGGTGCGGCTTTGACTGCAAACGTAGCAGTAACAACCCCAGACTTTATTCGTTTCGCTGCATATATGATGGGTTTGTATGCAGACAGATTGCAGACAATTTCAACCCTGTTTAACGTTGGCGGTAAGGAACGTTTCACACCGAAAGACGTTTTGCATACCGTTCTGTTGTCCGATTTCGCAACAGCAGCAAAGACATACCTATATGCCGACACGTTCCATAATGAGAACGTTTTGTTACCACAGGCGGAAACCGTGGCAAGTTGGCAGGCAACGGGCAAAGATTACGCTTTTGACAACGTTTCAAAGATTGATGTAAAATCTGCTAGCGGTGCAAACGTTTCCATCGGTGGCGTATTGGGTGTTATGTTTGACCGTGACGCTTTAGGTGTTACCAATTTGGATAAGCGAGTAACGACCAACTACAACGCCAAAGCAGAATTTTTCAACAATTACTTCAAATTCGATGCCGGCTACTTCAACGACACAAACGAAAACTTTGTTGTGTTCTTTGTCGCCTAATTTGGTTGTTTAACTGTTGGGGTGTGTTTCCTGTAGTTGATAGAACAGGGGCACACCCTTTTTAACTTTTTGCGGTATGATTAAAATTAAAACTTTCGTTTACAACGGCAAACCAAACGAAGTAAACAAGACTTTACAGGCAAACGAAGAGTACACGGGCGTATTGAATGCAACGTTTAATGTTTTAACGCCTGTTGTACGTTTCAGAACTCGCACGCCTGTAACTTTCAATTACGTTTACATCGAAAGTTTGAACCGTTATTATTTTGTTTCTGAGAAACAACAAGACGGTGATATTTGCACAGTTCGTTTGCGTGTTGACGTTCTGTTTACTTATAAGGATATTATCTTAAACAGTACTGCAACGTTAACAAAAAGTGAAAACGGTAACAAATATCTTTCAAACCGTACAAACGTGGTGGACGTTCGCCCGAATATCAGAAAACTAGATTTTCCGAATAAAGGGTTGTTGAACGAAACAGGTAGTATTATTATGGTAACTATTAAAGGTAACGTTTAATTATGGCAAATTTATTAACTTACGATACATCGGATTTTACGGGTGACGTTACAATTACCGACAAACAGGGAACGGACGCACACCATTTTATTGTAACAGTAACGGGAAACGGTGACGGTACGTTTACCGATTTAAAAGCTAGTTATCAAAATTGGGACGGTGATTGGGTTGCAGATACCCCGTTTAACGTTTCGGGCAACGTTGGTACACTCACGGTTTATTGCTCTAGAGGTGACGAAATTTCTATAACAGGTAAATTTATTTCGGGTGTAAAGGAACTGCAAATAACTAACAATATCACAAACACAACTGCAAAAGCTGATGCAAGTGAAACAAATTACACCGTAACCGTTACAGGAACAGCACAGGGAATGTTTAACGGAACGCCTACAATAACATATGGTGGCGAAACTTACGAAATGACCGTAATAAACCAAACTGCAACAATTATTGTGCCTATTGCAACCGAATCGGTTATTATAAACGGTGAATATTTGTTAGGTGATTTTATTGAAGTTGATTACAGTTTAACAAATTGTGAAATTGTTGGTGATAAGCCCGTAAAGGTAAAAACGGGGCAAAGTTACACGTTTAATTTCAAAGCGAACACGAATGCAGAATTAACAGAGATACAGGCAAATTTCATAAACGATTCGGGCGACACTATTATAAGTAACGGCACGATTTCGGAAAATAAGCAAACGGGCACAGTAACGATTAATTTAACATCGGGTGCGTCACAGTTTACAGTTTATGCAAATGCCGATGTAGTGCAACCGCCAACGATTAAAAATTACGGTGCAATAAATGTTTATATTGTTACGTTGGAAAATTTGGACGAATTTTCAAAGAAACGTTTCTTTAAACCAACGGGCGAAAATGACACGGGCACAACTTATTCTGAGGTTAATTTGGGTACTTATGTAAACCGTATCAAAAGAATATTTGCAACCGTTCCTGTAGGCGGTGACGATGTTTTGAAATGCGGTAACCACAACACGGGGATAAATGTTAAATATCCCGATAGTGATGTTATGTTACTAGATTTCGGCAACGTTGAACTAACAGGGGCAAACGGTAACAATGAAGACTTTAACGCACAGATACAAATGTTTATCCCATGCCGTGGCGTTGTTTCTATTGATAGTAATTACATCGGAAAAACGGTTAATTTGTCTATCAAAGTTAACGTGATTACAGGTGATGCAGTGGCTTTGCTGTCGTGCGATGGTGTAACGTTCCAAATTGAAAGTTTTTCTTTGTCACGTGATGTTATTTACCGTTTGGGCACAGATTTAAACGTTGTTGGCGGTGAACAATGGAACGAACAAATTTTGTACGGTTTAGAACCTTACGTTTTGATTACTGAAAATTTAACCGTAAACGTTCCTGTTAACAACACACAGGAAAACGTGACAGTTAAAGACGTTACAGGGTTTGCACAGTTTGAAAACGTGAATTTGAACGCTGCAAATTTGTTGGTTGACGAGTACAACGATATTATAAATCAGTTGGAAACAGGCGTTTATTTATAAAAGAAATAGGCGGTAAATTGTTACCGCCTGTTTTCTTATTTTTTATTAGTAAATTCGTAGGCTAGATTTTTGCTATAAATAAAATCCAAAGCACGGTTTTTCTTTGCCGTTTCTTCATCAAGTTTGCACGAAATAGTTTTTATTACTAAGGTTTGCGCCTTTAGTGTATCAATAACAGAATTTAATAACATACCGTTTGTACCTGTTGTGTTTTCTGCTATGTACTGCAAATTTACTGTTGAAACTTTAATTGACTTCAACAAAATTTTTATTGCTTTATCCATAACTATTTCTTTTCCAAATTCATTATAATTTGGTTACGGGGTTTACCGTTACGTGGACAAACTGAAACGTGAAACCAAAATGAGTTCGTGAAACCTTTGCGGTGTTCTTTAATAAGTTGGTCGAAACCGCCTGTTTCTCTCAGAACCTTTTCTAAAGATTCCATATCAGCACAAACCAAATCAGCGGCTAAACCTTTTTGGTGTTGACTGTTAACAACACCCCCAACTGCTTTATTTAACATCGGGCAACGATACCCACTACTAACTAAGATAGGTTTACCCAACTTTGCACGAATGCCGTCTAAATAATCAGCCAAACGATTCAAGTTGTCAACTATTTCAAACGTTGGTGTATTATCAATGCCCAAACGTTTTGCGGTTGCTGAGTTGATGAACTCGGACAATTTAAAATACTTAATTCTTTTCATATCACTTATTTATTTTCTTTTGGTGTAATAATAAACCACTTGCGAGAATCTTTGTGCGTTGGAAAACGCCCCTTTACAGTTATTGAACAATCGCCCTGTAAGTAATCAATCTTATTATTAAAGAACTCGCTTACTTTGTCAGAACGTACCATAAAAACCGTAACTTTGTCGTCTTGTTTTAATGTGATTCTAAAATATGAATGTTCCATAATCTTTATAATTTAATTGTTTCTTAATTTCTGCTGCAAAGATATAACGTTTTTGCGAAACCACCAAATTATTTTCGTTAAAAAGTCTTAAAGAAATAAATTAACTGTTGTTAACACTTGTTTGTTCCACGTGAAACAGTTTTCATTGTTTGCCCCT